GGTGTCTTAGATGCTCAAGAGGCAGCTAAAGGCCTCGCGAAATCGAAGATTAAAGAGGCGCTCGCAGCTTATTTACCTGTTGCATACTATGGGACAAGCACAATGACGGTTGACGGAGTCAATATCGTGTGCCGCGTGCGAATAATCGTACGTAGTACCGTGCGTGATGCTCTCAGTAAAGCCTATGATCAGCTTTTAAACTGGGGGTTGATACCGGATCTATATTTGTTATGGGATTTAGTACCCTATTCATTTGTAGTCGATTGGTTTCTCCCGATTTCCGACGTCCTTGATATCGAGGATATGAAGAATCAGATGGCCGGTAGGTTCGAAATTTCGAACTATTGTGTCTCTCTGAAGTATCAACGCAAGATTGACGGATATACCGTTAAGAATTATTCGCGTTGGGCGAGTAGTGCGCCGCCCAGCCTTGCCGGCTGTTACTGGTTCAAACAAGCGGGCTCATCTAATAAAACTCTCGTGAAGAGGGTTATAGATAGTGCCGCACTATTATTTAGGAGGTAGTCTTATGGCTAAAACTATTAATTTTCTGTTCACTAATCATGGAACAGCAAACAGCCACCCTGTTGTTGCCGACTGTATTGGTCTGACAACAAATTACTCATTTACAGCTGACACATCTGATGAGTGCACTCTTGATAACAAGACAGCACCCATAGGCTCCGAACTGATTACATATCAGTGTAGAGATATCAAAAATGTTAATACCGCACTTAACGTGCAGTATTTGTCACCTGTGAAATCTGGCGTTCAATACACAATTAAATTAGAAGATCTTGCTAGAGTCTCAGACTCGACAGATTCTTCCTTTTGTGTTGATGAGCCGATTGTCATTACCCTGTCTGTGCGTCATCATAAAGCTGATTTAATCACTAATGAAGTAGTAACTGCTGCCTTTAAAAGACTCGTAGCTGCTATTGAGCGCACTGACGGAACATTCCGTTTCGACGATCTTATGAGATCAGCCGAAAGACCGATTGCTGAATAATCAGAATCAGAGAAGAGAGGAATATTATAATGGAAAAATTTTATTTTATGGGAGCTATAGATCTCTCAATGAAGCAAGTCGATACAATTATTCGTAAAGACTTTTCCAAGGACTTTGATCCAGCTTCAAACCGCCTGACTTATATAATCTGTCTATCGACATGGGCGACTATGATCGCCGATTATCATCAGCCTACCGCAGCTAAACTTATTCAAGCTGCTCAAGAGCACGGATTGAAGGCTTGTATAGCCTCTGCATCTGTATGTGCTGATAGGTTGGTAGCAGGCGAGAGTATTCAAGATCCTTTGTGGGGTCCCCTTTACTATTACGTATTAACGCGTAAACAGTTTGGTTACGGCTTTGCTAAGCTTAAACCGCTCCCTCAGGAAATTGATACTATACGTATCATGAACCAATTGCTGAAATACCCTAAACGATTTTCCGCTAATGATGATAAATCACTGCAGAAAGCCTGTGAGGACGACTTTTCGACTCGACAGGGACAGCTATTGGTGAATGAACGCACTAAACACCCTTATTCAACATCATATACAATTGAGCTTGTAAAACAAGTTATTTTTGATATGATACCTTGGGATGATCTCTGTGAAAAACTAGAGACATCCTTAGCAAATCATGAGTTTCGATTAACCCCGGGTAGTGCACGAGATGCAAAACCGATTTTAGCAAGTAAGCTATTTCAGATTGCAAAGAATTGTCCCGATGCGCTTCCGGGTGTCTTTGGATACCAACCTTCTTTAAGAGCTGGTTTCCTCGGTGATCCGGATGATTACGGTGACACAGTTAAACTGTGTTCTGTACCGAAAAACTATAAGACTTATCGAATGATTGCAATGGAAGATACATGGCGTGCTGTTACAGCACGCGCACTGGTCGACATTATTGAGACTTATCTGCCAGAAGGTATTAAACTCCGTGACCAGACTTATAATCAAAAGCTCTGTCTGTATGCGTCAATGACAAAGTCACTGGCTACTATCGACTTGAGTGCGGCATCTGACAGTATCACCAGAAATATGATATCCTGGTTATTTCCTGAAAGATTCGTATCGATTGTGAATAAGGTTACACCAAAGTATTATGAGACAAGTAGTGGCCAGCGACGTAAGCTCGTGTCGTTTGCTACAATGGGAAATCCGTTGACGTTTATTACCGAATGTATAGTATTTTACGCTGCTGATATAGCAGCTGAAATCGTTTACCATTACGGTAGTAGACCGGACCCGACAATCTCCTTTAATGTCGATAATACTACTTTTGAATTGCCAATACCGGGTGTTTATGGAGATGACCAGATAGTAAGAAACGATTGTTATGATACAACCGTGGCGATCCTAGATCATTTAGGTTTTACTATTAATATGGCCAAATCTTATAGCGGCAATTCCCAATACCGTGAATCATGCGGAAAAGAATACTACGGTGGCGAAGACATCTCGGCAATTTATTATCCAAGACACCAGATTCATGGTGAGCTGGTTGCAAATGCCCTTCAAAACCGCGTGTACCGCGACGGTATAACTCAAGAACTAACAGACACGTTAACTACTCTTGTATCTTTGCAACAAAGATTAATGAGATTTAGCGTTGAGGCAGGTCGTGTTGCTTCGGAGATCATTACGATCTTATTCCCGAAAATGACCATCTCTTCTGTTGGTTCCCATACCCCTGATCTTTGGGGGTATAGCGATACTGGTAAGCTGTTTAGCCCCCCAGCTGCTAATATTGCTCACTTCGTAGATACTAAAAGTGGTCAATACCTAGTAGAACGATCGATGAAAATCGAAGCGTTCTGTAACGGTGAGGACGACGCTATGAGCGCGATTACTAAAAAGCTTGCTGATCGCGTTCGTACCGAAATATCGAAGCTGGAGAAATTACTCCAAGGCAGTTCAGATCAGATAACTGATATGGACGATGCGCAGATCCTAATGGATCGAATCGCACGCCTAAAAGCTAAGTTACTTCCGGACGAAGTGCTACCGACCGATAAGATCAACCGATATGTCGAAGATGATAGCCAAGAAGCTATCTGTCCGAAACTCATTAAGGCTGACTTACCTCCTGATGTTAAAGATACCCGCGTTCGCAGGTACTCTCCTCATCAGATATACGAGCCTGTACAAGAACTCGTAAAACTTGATGATCAACATTTAGGAATTCTCCAAGATATTTCTTCCATCTATCTATTAACTCAGTATCTTAGAAACGGTCCTCGTTTCGAGCATGCGTCAGATACCCTAGAAGGGATAATCGAACGCGCCGCAGGAATAACGTATAATCCGTTCGCCTGTGATAAGCGTAATCAGATTATGTTTGGCAAGCCCAACATACGTTGGAACTTGTCGGAAGTAGTATCAGAGTAAATTATTAAATTTCTCTAATTACTAGAACCATTTTACTCCCCTCTGCCAAAGCAATTGCTGGAGCGCGA